CGGAAGAGTTTCTCCACAGGAACGGCTACGGCCGCCTGCTGCTCAAGACCTACAACGGTACTCTCCAAACTTTCGTCTCCGATTTTCTCCCGCTCATGCGTGAGAGAGTTGTTGCTCATCGCACCCGTATCGATGAGGAGATTAATGCCCAACCTCCTGGCCAGTTTATCCCAGGCAAGCGTGCTTGTCTGCAGATAATTGATGAACTCCTCCGTGAGTCTAATTCTCCTTATTCCTTCCTCCTCGCTGACACCGTTCTCAACGAAATCAAGCAGCTCGAGGATAATGATACTCGTCGCTTTGGCTACGACCCTCTTCAGCTCTTGCAGAACTTCGACCCACGCTATGTCGCGAGCGAGACCACCTACAATGAGGTTTGTCGAACAACCATTCGTTACTTCTTCTTCGACTCCCTCTACTACTTTTCCCCTGACTCCTTCCCCACTCTTCCCGCCCACGGTGGCCTGCAACCACTGTGTTACATCACTGGCGCCAACTTCTTCCCACTTCCCGGGGTCTACGACCTCCCCCTCGGTGAAGGCCGTTTCTCCACACAAGACGGGATGATTCTCATGAACACCCGCGGAGGTCACGAAGTGTACTCACACCCTCATGTACACTATCACTCCCCTTCCATCAGCTACAACTCTGGCTGGTACACATGGATGGGTGATGTAATATCAGCCGACCGGCTTCCTGTTGCTTTCTCGCTGGTCAATGTTGGTTCTGTTCCTCGCTCTTCCCCCCAACATAAATGGCTGACTAACTATGTCTCCGCTAATGCTCTCAATTACAAGAGCATCACTGCCGCTATGTCTCGTTTTACCGAGCCCGTTCTCTCCGAGCGTGAATACCAAGTGTATCTCTCGAGAGACGCCACTTCCCGCAGTGAGTCCCCAGCCGAGACTCTCCAAAGGTACGCTCTCTGCCATGATCTCAGGCAAGATTACTACTATGACGCTGTCACTGACTCCATCCGTCGCCCCTTCTGTCGGTACACCGTCGTAAATGTTTCCCTTGTCCTTCTTCTCGTACTCTACATTTTCCATTTGCTAGAGTATTTGACGTACCACCAACATTATGCTCTCTCCCTCCTCACCTTCCTCGTGGCCATTTTCTGCTATTTTTACCACACTGGTGAGTTCGTTCTTCGGCGTTTCAGCTATGTCGCTCCCAAGCTTGAGGTCCACGCCAAAAGCTGGTTTGATCCGAACGAAGAAGAAGAACGTAACGTAGTCCCTGTTCCTGACCACCTCAGAGTTCACCGCTTCTTGTACGGCAAACACGACTACGGTTACCAAGAGAGTTCCTGGGCTGAGCAACACAAAGAAGCTCACCCCAAACCCAAAAAGGAGTCGCTACCCAACCTTGCCCCTCACACCACTGTGGAGTATACTACTGCCTATTATGCCCACAAGAAGCCCGAGCCTCTCCTTGTCCTCAATCCCCTGATCAACACTGACCCCACCAATCTTGATCGTGTCAAGTTCCTGTATGATCAGGCTGTTTCTCATCCTTTCCTCCACATGAAGAAGAGGAAGAATAAGCGCCCCACGTGGGAAGACCTACCAGAGTAGGCTCTTCTCGCTCTTCGCACTGGCCACCAATGCGTCGCCACGGGTCGCTATTCAAAGACAAATGGTGCGTCCCAGTCCCTCAAGGAGTTTGAATGGAGCCACAAGAGTTTAGCTAACTCTTACGCCGCCCTCCGCAGACATCTCCTCCCCACCACCTCTCCCACCTAGACCGCTGACTTCTCTCGTTTTTGTGAGTAGTACTTTGATGACTTCTTTTCTCGTGTCTCGCTTCCAGAGCCCGAGAGTTTCAAAGCCTACCCTCCCCGAGCATTCAAAGACGAGCCCGCCAAGGTAGCCAAATACCTAGACGGCATTCAGCACGCTCTAGCTTCCGGAGATCTTTCCGTCGGTCCCTTCGAGACGATGGTTAAGAGTGGTGAGGTCTATTACACTGGTGACCCCAAGTTCGATGGCCCTTATTTGGTCGATGACAGCAGACCCCGCAACATCATGAATCCCCGTGGCATAGGCTACATGGTCATGGCTGCCGTTCAACACCAACTCTGGGGTGCTATAAAGACAGTTGAACCTGGTTTCGTTTAGGCTATGTCTACGGAACAGGTTGCAGAGCTTATCATGTCGCGCAAGCGCTGTGATTTCGCCGTCTCTCTAGATGGTTCTTCCTTCGATTCCACTCAGTTTGCCGAGCTTCGCTTGGCTGTCGAAGGTCCCTTCTGGAGAGGGCTGAAGCCTTGGCTCATCTCTGTCTTTGCTCACCCAGACAATGTCGTCGCTAACTTGTCTCCTCAAGAGGCTGCTGAGAGATTCATCCAGCAGTGCCTCGATTTCAAGAGGACCCTCTTCATTCCTTGCCCCGATGTTCCTGCCTCTTTCTGGAAAAACCAAGAGCAGCGCAACTTGTTCTCTCGCTACCTCCAAGGTTCACGTTCTGACTATCTTCCATTCACTCTCGATGGGACCATGGCCTCTGGAGATCCTTTCACCACACTGACGAACACTTTCCGCTCTTTGTTGTATTATAAATACATCCTCCGCCACAAGAACAATTTCTTCATTCTCGCCGCCGGAGACGATGTTATGATACTCCCGCGTGACCGCAAGCAAGGTCTCGCCATTAAAACTGCTGTTTTGTCCGCTACCTCCCGCACTACGGACGTGCCCTCTCCCCTCGGCCAAGTGGTCAAAGAGTGCAAGCTCTCTGATCTCACTGAAGCTGATTTCTGCTCTAAATGGATATTTAGAGTGGGAACGGAGCTAGTCATGACTCGCGACTACGCTAAAGTCTTGACTACCAAGCAGTTTTACACCAGAAAGAACGCCCACCTCCTCTCCTCTCCCGTTGTGCACCGTGCTGCTATCCTCGCCGGTGTTCAAAGTGAGACAGCTTCCACTCTTCTCGAAGACGTTATTTCCGCTTCCTGCCCAGCTGTCTCTGACCTCGACTTCGCTCTGATTTCTTCCCTCACCTAGGAGAAATACCGCCCCACGCCCTCCAACTACCGTGTCGCTGATTAAGTCGAGAGTCGCCTAGGACTCTGCCTCGGAGATCTTGTTACCGTCCACACCACCGGTGTGTTCTTATGCGGTAACAGGCGCAATTCATCTCCCGCGTGCGACTGGATACGCCCAGTCGCATGCGCCAATGGCGCATGAGTCCGCCCCCCCGCTTACGCGGGGGGGTCCCATTCTGCACCTAGCCCACGCTCAGGACCAATTTGGCTAGAATGACCGCTTTACGCCGTCGTCCGCAGAACAACATCACCT